TGAAAACGGGAAGAGTAACGCTTGAATCACCAGTAGCGGAGATTGGCACACCACTAGCGAAAGCCAAAAGGCGAATCGCTTGGTTCGTTGCCAAATTGCTTGGGTGAATTGTTACTGTACTTGCTGGTCCTGGATTTGCCATGATATTTATTCCTTAAAAAAGTTAATGATTAAGCGGCAACGCGGCAAGCCAACTCAGGATACAAAGGCGCCCATCCATACAACACATCTAAGCGTGTAGGAATGCTGTCATTGTTAATCGTATATTGGCGTACCACACGCATGGAAAGACCAATTTCCTTATCGCTTGCACGACCAGCAAAATGGACACCCTCAGGTAATTCTAAATCTGCCACAGCCAAGCAAAACGCATTACGATGCATGATTATGTTTTGTGGAGACACAACACCTGTGCTGTTGAATTGAGTAACAGCGGCGGTTGCAGAGGTGCTAGGGATAGACACGTTCTGGAACTGACCAGCAGTAATCACAGCAGGAGAAACAATCACAGAACCAGACGAACCAGAAGCGATTGCAACAGTTTGCTTAACAACGAAGTTACGCAACTTGTTAGAGCCGTAGGCTTGGCGGTTTTGTGGGTTGACAGCGTAAACGCCAGCGATGGTGAAAGTGTCACCAGCGTTGAGATTCAGAGTACCCGTGTTAGCGGCAGTCACAGTAATAGTGCTAGAAGATGCCCAACCAGAAGTTAGGAAGCCAGTAGCAGTAGTAGTAGCGACAGAAGCAGTCACAGTAGTGGTGCTGTTGTTACCAAAAGTTTGTGCAACGACGTTTTGATCTAATTTCCAATTCATTCCGCCGCTGTCGCGCCCCATAAGTCCTTTGCGATATTGCTCGCCAATGGCTTCTTGAGGTACAAACAAACCTTTCAAACTGTCAACGATGGTTGCAGATGTGAATGGCTCAACGATACATGAACGGCGGCCATCGCGTGGTGCGCCCTCGCTGTCCAAGTAAGCGCCGGCAGTCAAATAGGTAATCAAACCAGTTGGAGGCGTACCAGCAGTACCGACGATGTTGGCGGTTTGCAATGTAGCCATTGCCATTCCGTCTCTATCTATCTTATTTGCTATGGCGGCCACTGCGGGTTTGAGAACTCGATCTGAAAACATGTCGAGGCTCAATGCAAGGTCTTGAGTCGTAAATTGTGTGTCAACGTGAAATTGAGTTGAAAGTGTTACTGGCACACTTGTCTCATTAAAGTCTTCAACATTTAACGCTGGTCCTGTTGTTCCGATGAAGCGGCCAGGCTTACGAACATTAACGGTTGCGCCAATTTTCGCACCAACTACTGCGAATTGATCGTCATAGTTGCGGTCGACTTCTGAAGTGAATGTCAATTCGTTTTCTAAAACCATCAATGCTTCATTGGTGATTTTCGATATGGTCAATAAATTATTTGCCATGTCATTTCCTTAAAAAATTAAAAAAGATTAGGTTTAGCGAATCTTCCCTGCCTTGCGAGCCTCTTTCCATGCTTGAAATGTTCCGTGCCAATCACCATTGGTGGACATCGGTACATCAGCAGGACTAGACCCTCTCAGCGGTTGGATTGGCGCTGGTGCTTTACTTCGAGCAATCGTTTTAGGTTCTGGTGGCGTTTCCTTCACTTCAAACCTAGCCTCTAACTTACCTATCTCTCGCAACGCTTGTTTAGCAGACAACCCTGCAATACGCTTTGCGACATCGTCATTCTCAGCCAGATGGTACAGGATTTGTGGCCCTACATCGCTCTCAAGAATCGCGTCACGAATATCGTCATTTACGACTACATCACTAGACGCAACAATGTCATCAAAGTCTGGCAAGTCGGCTTTGGCTTTCTGAACCTTACTAGCCCATTGGTCGATGACCTTTTGGCGTTCTGCTTCAGCCTTTGCCTTGGCTTCGTCTTGCTTCATTTCAGCGATTCGCTTGTCTGCTGTGTACTCTGCTAGAGCCTTCGCATATTCAAACGCATCGTTGAACTGGCTGGGTTGTGGCTCTTCATCGACTTTAGGCGCTTGTGGCGCTGGCTGTCTCTCAAGTGCCGCTAAACGGGCTTCTAAGGCTTCCCTTGCGGTACGTTCTTGTTGCGCTTCTTTACGCGCTTCTTCCCGTTGCTTGGTTATCTCAGAAAATCGTCTTTCGAGTTTCGGATTTGCTTTAGGCTTTTCCTCTTGCTCTTTTTCTATCTCAGGTTCACTCCGTTCCGCTTCCTCGGTTGGCTCTGCTTGCACAGCCTCAACTTCGGGTTGGTCGGCTAAACCTAATCTATTTGCATAAAACTCTGCCGAGTTTTCGCTGGTCAAAACTTGACCGGCTTCTTTGTCAGACATTACGTGTCCCTACGGATTTACCCAGTTAACCTAACTGGTAAGGTTTGGTGGAGTTTGTACCACTAATCTATTGTTGTGTCAATGGATTGCCGCCTTGACTGATGTCTTGCTCGGCAAAACGCATGGCTTGGTTCTGTTCAGCGTTTCGTTTGTCAATCTCTGCGTTAAGCCTTGCCGTGTCCATGTGGTGCAACAGCAAGTCCGTGATTGCTTCAATCTCAATCTTGTTCTGCGAGGTAATGGCGCGGGTGTTTTGGTCGTTGACCTTAACCTCTGCCATCGTTTCGGTGTTGTGTGCCTTGGCGGTTTGGCGTAGCAATTCGCGCTTGGTCTCGTTGTCCTGTTTGACTTGCTCGATGTCACCGCGTTGTTGGATAAGCGTTTGCATGGCTTGCATTTGCTGTTGCATATCTTGCACTTGCTTCTTAGCCGCCATAATTTGCATCTGCACTTGAGGCGGAATGTCTGATTTCTCGTCAATTTGGCTCATTGGGTTCATAGCCGCCAATCGGTCAGCAATGATGTCAGCGCCTGGGAAGTCCATGTTTCTGAACACTAAGTCACCAGCCACATTGAACAGTTCTGGCTTAGACAGTAACGGCATCATGGCATCCACGGCTTCTTGGCGCTTGCTGTTGTAGCCTGGGCCTGTTTCCATCACCACATCGTATTGGCCAATTGACATGTTGTTCAAGATATTGCCAACAGCGTCTTGCTGGTTGACGCTCAACATATCTGGCTTGCCATCCTCACCAATGATTCGCAGAACACGCGCCGTGTCGTAAATCTTAGGCATTAAATCCAAGCAAATCTTGCCAACATGGGCAATTGAACGGGTCAGGTTGTCGTAGTAATCGTAGTTTGTCAGGTCAACTTGCTGTTGCTGGCCGTTTAAAGCCTTGCCAGAGATATTGCCTTGACCTAGTTGGGCAGGGTCAAAAATGCCCATGATGGCTTTTATGTCATCCGAGACCATACCAGCCGCCAGCATCGTGCCTTGTGGCGGTGGCTCTGGTTGTAGGCGTTGTGGAGGTGGCGCTGTACGACCCTCAATGTCTGTCTGCTTGTAGCGCAACAGAGGGAACGATTTGATGTTGGCTTGCGCCCAGTCGTTTTCGTGACCCTCGTCTTGACCCTCTGCCATAACCCACTTGGCTTTAGGCGCAAGAGCAATAGATTCGGTGATAGAGGTCTGCCAGAAGTTATACATACGCTGGCTGTCTTTGGCGTAGCGCACCATACCGAACTTCTTGCGCTTGTCACCGATAACCACATGACGGCCATAAACAGGCACGATGGGAATGTAACGGCTTGCCCAATCACGCTCTTCGATAACCTCGATAGCAGTCAATTTCTTGTATTTAATGGTCTTTTTGAACGACTCACGGGTGTCAATGACTGTGATGCCTGCCATTGCTAGGCGGTTAAAGAAGTCTTTGTCATCAGCAAAGGTAGCCGTTCCATCGCTCAAAAGATAAAGTTTTGCTTTTTCGCGTACTGTGTAGTAATACTCGGCTAGGCGAATATCCTCTTTAGTAATCCACTCCGACTGACTGTCACCCGTACCGCGTTGGGTAAACGATGTGCCATCGTCATTGTCTGGGTACATTGACCTAAACACTTCTTTGCTCATCATTGTGGTGATTAAGCATTTCTCAGCGTCTGAGCCGTCTGGTAAAACAGAATTGGGGTCAAAGTAGACTGTGAACGGGTTATCCACAGGGTCGATGTAGATTTCTTGGTCAAACGAATCCTCAGACACATAGTCTGTACGGACACGCATAAAGCCCCAACCCATACGAACCGCATAGTCAAAGGCGTTGTCATAGGCGTGGTCTGCGTTGGAATTGACCTCAATGTGACGAATAATGCCTTGAATGTCTTGCGCTTCCACCATTTGTTCGTGCGTGTTAGTAGCGTGAACTTTGATGCGTGGGCGTTGCTGGCGCTGTTGATTGGCCACCTGGCGGCAGTAGCCGTCTAGTTTGTTGATGGTCAGAACTGGGCGTGATTCGAGATTACGGCTGTTTTGGAGTTCAACTGGCCATTGGTCACCGCTGACGAACTTTAAATCTTCAAGCGCCTCTTGGCGGTTCATCGTGTCTGCGTCATTGCAGAACTTGAGGAACTGAATTGCCTCGGTGATTACTGGGTCAAAGTCATCCATATTTATCCCATCCAACCTAAGGGTTGACCATAGTTTTGATTCTGAACCCTACGCTTTGGCTTGGGTTCGTTAATCATCAATCCAATGTATCTAAACGCATCCGCGCCATGACTGTATATGTCGTGAAGCGGTTGGCGGCTAAATTGCCCCGTTTCTGGGTCTACATCGTAACGATAATGTCTAAGGCATTGTAGACCATCGTGGCAATTTTCTCTATCAAACCAACAATTTCTGAATATAGTTCGTGCCGCATTGATGCTGTCCACTATTGGTGTTCTCTCAATTATCCGTGTTTTGTGGCCGGCGGCCCTTACAATTTCCTCAATGGATTTGCCGTTGCTGGCCAGCGTTTTATTCTGTGCATCGTGCGGTAACCACAGCGTGTCGTAAATATATCCATAGGTTTGCAACAAGGCTAAGTAATGGCTGATGGTTTGCTGGTTGTCTTCGTGATAGCGGATGAGTCTAGTCTCCATCCCCACAAACTGAAGCACCCAAAAGGCTGTGCTGTCCGCCCAACCAAGGTCAAAGATTACATGGCATGGCTTTGTCGGGTCGTAGTTGACCTTGGTGATACGCCCGTCTAACTCTGCCACTTGCATCTCGTTGGCAAAGATAGCGCCATCAACTGTAAGCCTGCACAAGCCTTCCCAGACTGTTTGATAGGCGCTTGGGTCACGGCTTTTAAGCGCATCCTTCTCCAGCGCCAGCACTTCTGGAAACCAAGGGTTGTCGTTCCAGTTAATCTTTTGAACTACTGCACCCTCTGGCGGTTTAAGAACAAAGCGCTGGTAGGTTTCATCTGTTTCCAACTCAGGGTTGAAAGTCACCCAGATTTCAGAGCCTTCCTTACGGATGGTTGGGATAAGAGTGTTCCATGACATGCGGCTGACTGTCTGGGCTTCTTCCACCCAGCAAATGTCAATACCCTCGTAGGACTTTACATTGGCCACATTGTTTTTAAGACCAACAAAGGCAAACTCTGTACCGTTTCTGCCACGAATGCTGTTCTGAGTTATTTCATAAATCGAGTGCATGTTCATCAACTCGATTTGGTCACACAACAGTTTATGGACTGAGTCTTTGATGGAGGTTTGAAACTCGCGCGCGCAAAGGACTCGGATAGGGCTTCGCGCTCCAAGGATTAATAGGGCTTTTGCGGCCGAATGTGACTTGCCTGCCCCTCTTCCCCCAAAGTAGATTTTATAACGCGCCTTGTCGAACAGGCTGGCCATCTTGACGGGGAACTGAGCGTTCGTGTCACTCATTAGGCTTTACAAAGGTCACATTGATGCCCGTCAGAGGTTCACCATCCGCACCCGTGACTTCGTTCTTAACAGTCTCAGACCACTTCATTTGGGTCTTTGTCCACCAAATTAGGCTGGTTGTGTCCCCTGCCACAGCCTTCGAGAACAGCGTCTTGGCTATTTGCCCGTTGGCTTTTGCCTTTCCCGTGTCCAGTTCGGTGCGGTAATACTTTCGCAGGGTTTTATCGTCTATCCCCACCAAAATGGCTATTTGCTCGTGGGGCAAGCCTAACCCGCTGGTGCTTTCGACCATTCTGCGGGATTCATCGGTTGGCTTGTGAGCCTCTTGTGGAATTACTGGCATGTTTTATAAAGGGGAACTCGTTATATATTTAAGCAGTTTCGGTTACTTCTGTCAATAAAGTGGCTTTCTTGCCTGTGAAGTCTTCCCACCGCTTTACGATTACATCGCAGTATTTTGGGTCTAACTCCATCAGTCTGGCATAACGGCCATGCTTTTCTGCGGCCAGCATGGTTGTTCCGCTTCCACCGAATGAATCCAACACAATATCACCGCCTTTGGTGTTATTAAGCATTTGGTATTCAAATAGTGCCACGGGCTTCATTGTGGGGTGTTCGCCATTCTTTGTGGGTTTGTCAAACTCAAGGATGGTGGTTTGCTTGCGGTCTGCCGACCAAAGGTGTCCTGCGCCCTCTTTCCACCCATACAGGCAGGGTTCGTGTTTCCAATGGTAGTCCTGTCTGCCCATGACAAGGCTGGACTTCTTCCAGATTAAGCATTGGCGGACTTTCCAGCCAGCGTCTTGTGCCGCACCGCGAAAGTTATATCCTTCGGAGTCTGCATGCCAAATGTAAAAGACTGCGCCTGGCTTCATTACCAAGTCAGCGGTTACATAAGCGTCTCTCAGGAACTGACGAAACTGGTCATCGCCCATGTCATCGTTTTGGATTGTCAGCCCTGTGCCGCCTTCGTAAGCGACGTTATAAGGTGGGTCTGTTAACCACATGTCCACCAATTGGCCATCGCACAGTTTTTCCATGTCAGTAAGACTGCAAGAGTCTCCACACATTAAGCGGTGCTTGCCAAGTAGGTAAATGTCACCCAGTTTGGTTGTTGGTTCTTCTGGGGCTTCTGGAACTGCATCCTCGTCTGTCAGCCCTTCCACAACCTCTGGCTGAAGTAAGGCGGCTATTTCTTTTGGGTCAAAGCCAAGGATGTCCAGCGCAAAGCCGTCTGCCAAGAGGTCGTTTAACTCTATAGTCAGCATCTCGTTATCCCACCCAGCATTTAGCGCTAGGCGGTTGTCGGCAATGATGTAGGCTTTCTTTTGGGTTTCTGTCAGGTCTTTTAGTTCTATGGTGGGAACTTCGGTGTGGCCTAACTTACGGGCGGCCATGAGCCTGCCATGCCCTGCAATGATGCCGTTTTGTCCGTCTATCAGTATTGGGTTGGTCCAGCCAAATTCCTTAATGCTTGCCGCGATTTGTGCCACCTGTTCATCAGAGTGGGTTCGGCTGTTTTTTACATAAGGGATTAGTTCTATGACCTTCTTCTGAGTTATTTTCACTTTTTTGCCTTGGCTTTTTGGGCTTCCCGCTTCTCAGCGTAGGCAATTGCAACGGCCTGCTTAACTGGTTTACCAGCCTTCATCTCGGTTTTTATGTTTTCTTTAAACGCTTTGGGTGTCGCTGACTTCTTGAGTGGCATCGTTCTTCTCCAGTTCGGATAGTGTCCATTGACATTGCTGTAACGCACCATTGATTTGGTGCAACTGTTGTTCAAGTTCCTTACCTTTGCTGATTAGGTCTTGAATTCTTAGGTTTATCAGTTCTTTGGTCATTAGCAGTTCCAGTTCTTTAATGATGCTTTTGCCCGTTCAGCAGGGCCTTTGGCGTTCTTTACAACGCCTTCCATACGCGCGCAGAAAGAGGCCTTCCTGCCCTTATCTTTCTCGGTCTTGGGGTTGGGTGCTGGCGGCTTCAAATGGCTTCCATTCTTGGCGTTGTATTCAGCGCGACCCTTAGCGGTCATGCCTGCACCCTTGTCGGTTGGGTTGTAGGTTTTATCTTTGCCCGTGGTCTTGTGTGGGATGGGCTTGTCGTGCTTTTTCATTTCTTTGCGGTCTTAGCAGATTGTTTAAATGCTTCAGCAGTCGGTGCGCCCTTTGTGCCAGGCTTTCTCATCTTCTCGACGGGCTTGCCTTCTGCCTTCTCGCGTTCGATACGAGCCTGTTTTTTGTGAATATTTGCATAAAGTCCAGGTTTCATGATTCCTCCAAAACTGCACAAATGTCTTGCCAACTCATTTTAAGGTGACGCTCACCATCTAAGTTTAGTTCCTCAAACTTCAAGTATTCAGCGCTGTAATCCTTCGCTAGCGTACCAAAGACAATCTTGTCCCCAACATTAACGCCTTGAAACAATGCATCCTCGCCAGCCGCAATGACTGTCCCGATGGAATCGGCTTCTGCCATCGTACTGGTATCTAGGATTAGAGATTTGACCCGTGGTTCGGGTTTGACAATGATTTTGTCACGCAAAGGTTTAATTTCCATCTAACACCTCTACTTCGCCAGTAAAAGGGTTTTCATGAATCATTGACTTCTTTGGCCTGCCCATTTTCTTTTTAGGCAAAAAATCCCCAGAAGGCTCTGGGGTAACTTCGGCAACTGCTTTGCTCGAAAACTCTCCGCACCACTCTTGTGGACTGCGGTTTTGATAGGTAGGAAATCTACGACACAAACCCAGAATCGAGTTGTTGTCAAAGTAGTTTCTACATTCTCTACAATTCTCTACAGCCATATCAACTCCTTTTTGATGTGGTTAGAAGCCCCGTAAGTCCCGACTGACTTATGGGGTTTCGCTTTTAACGATAGTTTTCGCGTTTGTGTTCGTAGCAAACGCCAGCAGTACGGCCAGTATTGAACTCGCCTTCCATGCCCATCGTTTTATCCTCTTTGCCCATGGCAACGCCACCGACGATTTTGCCCTTGCGCTCACCAGAAGTGTCGCTAGACAGAACGCCTTTAGGCATCTTTTCGCCTGATGCACCAGACTTAAACATTTCTTTGTCCATTTTTCCCATGATATTTCCTTGCAAGGTTAATCGACATTGTACAATGTCCATACCATTATAGGAGTTTTTTCAATGCCTACAAATTTTAAAATTACCGAGTCAAAACGCCAACCTACAACTGGCGGTCACTATGTGATGGAACGGGAATACAAAAAAGAATCTCGTAAGGTTGCTGAACTCGAAAAAGAGTTAAAAGAGCATGAAAAGACAGATATGGCTCACGCTCATCCTATGCACAGAAGCCATGAAGCACAGCCACAAGCAGGAATTCCTGCACTTCGTAAGTAGTTGATAGCCGCCCTCATAAAGCAGAGATGTTCAACTTCCTTGGTATTTGCACAATTCAAGGAAAATAAGGCGCTAACCCTTAATACGGCTACCAACACGGCTGGGGACTGCGGGGGTCACAGGGTTCATTTCCTATCCCCTATTGCTGTACCAAAATGGCTTGTACAGAGCCACCAATCCCCATGCGTGTTGATACTAAGTTTATTTTAGCCATAAACCCCGCTTTTGTAGTTCTTGCAGGGTTTTTTCATATGCGTTATCCCACATAGCCTGCCGTTCTTCCTTAGATAGGCACATTCCTTGGTCTAACTGAGCATGGCATGGGTAGCACAAAGCGGCTGTGTATTCGTCTGAAGCCTTTATCCCACGCCCTTTGCCGTGTTTAGCCCAATTACTGTGTGCCGCTTGCGTCTGACCTTCTGCACCGCAATGCTGGCAAGGCAAGTCAGCAACATTCTTTAGGTGGTTCTTGCTTCTGAAGTAATTAAACTTGGGAATAGGTGATGCCATGCTCTGCCCCCCACGCGAGTAAAAATTCCACGAACTCGGTGGCCTGTTCTTTTGTAAATTTCCGTGTTTGAAATCCAAGTTGCACTATTCCAGTTCCATCAAGGCTTGGGATTATTTTGCTACCGCCCACATTTATGTCTTTTATGAACTGGTCAACCAGTAAGCGTTTCCAATCCTCGGCATCCCATTTTGCACCCAAGTGGCTGGCTTGTTTGGCTATTTCGCCAATCATGGCGTGATACTTTTCCTCTTGTTGACGGCTTTTGTTCGCAGTTTTGATTTCCAAAGTTAACTGTTTGCCAGCATTTAGGGCGGTCAGAACCTTTGGCCACAGGCTTACCATCAAAGACTTAGCCTGCGCTTCACCTGTTAAATCGAATCGCATTCTTGCACCATCACATTTGCGCCAGCATCCTCGGCATAAACCTTTTTGATGTGCGCTTCAACAATTTGCGAATCATCAACATATACAATTCCATTTATTGCGTCTGTAATACTTTTGTAGCAATTATCTATATCCACGCGTTTTGGATATTCCAAACCCGCTAAACAGGCTTCCTTGCGCCTTTTTGAATAAGAAGGGGGAACGGCAAAGCGTAGGTACAAAAATACAGTTAATGCCCCTTTTAGCGGGTCTGAAGCGCCAATTGCTTGTCGGGCTTTAAGTGCCACATGAGTTTCGTAATCAATTGTCTTGGCATCGGTGTAAGTTTGCACAAACTGACCGCGCCTGGCAAATCGTGGTCGGCCCTTTGGCACAGGGTCACCATCAACTGTGAATGTCACTACTAGGCTCATTTAATACTTTCAGTCGTTGAACAATCAAGGTAGCGAGAGTAGGAAAATCCGACTTCAGCGCTTTTGACATATACCGAGCGTGGTCGATAGTCGCTGGGTTCATAACCATCAACGCATAGTGGTTCGCCAAATGGTCGACATAAGTCCCCTGTCCGTTCCAAGGCTTCAGTTGCGCCAGCCACGGACATTCCATCTCTGATTTTGTCAAGGATTGCATGGGCTTCAGATTTCGTCATTTAGGATTCTCCAAGCGGTTGCTGCACAAAGTGGGACTTGTCCGTTTCCAATGGCTTTAAGTCTGTGTGACCCAGCGGCCAACCCATGAGCCATTCGACCCACATTGGGTTCAGTTTCCCACCAGCGTGAGTCGCTAGCGAAGGTGTATCCCTGTTGTACTCGCTTGGACTCGCACATTCCTTTGAGTTGTGTGCTGTCGGTGTTGGAAACATTTTGTCCCTGACCGCTTGGTTGATTGAGTATTGCGCTGGTTGCCCCGATTTCCTTTTGGCAGTCCACAATTCCTGTGTTCCTCTCGCCCCGCAATTCGCATCGGGCGTTGGCCAACTCTCCATGCGCTTTTTTAAGGCTTTTCTGCTGTTGCTCCCACCATCTAATCCTGTTGTGTTGGGCGTGTGGAAGGTCACCATTCCATCTGGCAACAATCCAGATTCTGTCCCTCTGATGGTTTGCTCCAATGTTCGCTGCTCCCAGCACTCCCCACCGCGCATCAAACCCCATTGCGGCCAAGTCTGCGAGAACTCTTCCAAGTCCTCTAGAAGTGAGCATTGGTGAGTTTTCCACGAACGCGTATCTAGGTCGTACTTCGTGAATGATGCGCGCCATTTCTCCCCACATTCCGCTTCGCTCTCCGTCAATTCCTGCCCCTTTTCCAGCAGCGGAGATGTCTTGACAGGGAAATCCTCCCGATACGACATCAACAATGCCTCTCCAAGGCTTTCCGTCAAAGGTTTGAACGTCATCCCAAATCGGGAAAGGCGGGAGAAGTCCGTCATTTTGTCGAGCGCACAATACGCTTGCGGGATAGGCTTCCCACTCAACAGCGCAGACTGTTCGCCATCCCAAGAGGTGTCCCCCAAGTATTCCTCCACCAGCACCCGCGAATAAAGCCAACTCATTCAAAATACCTCCCCGTCGTTTTCGGTTTCGTTCCAATGCCTAATAGTCTGAGTAACAGTTTTAGCAACTGTTGGGCGCTTGTAGTCGCTTGGGTTCTTCTCCCATTGATGCTTGGAACACTTAGGCTTATCGCCACTCATGTGGACTGACCAACGATTTGGGCAACCAGGCACAGAACACATTAAGCGTTGCATATCGTCAAAGGTAGATTCTTGTTTAGGGGTTGGTTTTGCGAATGTCATTTAGCGTACTTTCCATCTATGATTTTTTGAAAATTGGCGGCGTTAACCACCCACTCTAGGTCTGGCCGCCAAGTTCTGCCCTTGGTCTCAAACCCGTTGGCCAGGCTTGTGTCGTTGGCAATGTAGCCAAAGAACGAATCCCACCACTTCAACCCTTCCTCGGTTGTTTTGTAGCCCTCTGGTGAGTATGCCGAAGGTTTGCCAGCCTGTATCCACCTTTGCCGCATATTTGTTTGGCGGTTGCCTTCCCAAGTTCTCGGTTGGGTCAGGTGGGTTAAATGCTTTCCCCATAGTTTTAATAATTCGGCATGGGGGCAAGGCGGGAACTTAGTTCCCGACAATGAAGGTTTACCTTCTTTAATATTGGTTCTTGGTTCTTGGTTTATGGTTAGTGGTTCTTGGTTAGGTGGCGGTTTGTGTACGGGTTGTTCACGCTTCGTGCGGTTTTCTCTACGCTTCGCTTCCCTTTCCAAAGCGATTCGTTTGTTTGTCTCAGAATTGCTGTGGTAATTTTCAAGTTCCTCGCGGATTCTGTTTTGGACATAAACCCCATTTTCCAAAACAAAAAACTTCTTCAAAACAAAGGTAACGGCTTCAATTTCCTCGGTGCTGGATGCCCAAGTCCATTCAAGCGCTTCTTCTAAGGTAGGGAATGTTTCGCGGTCGTAACACGCATCCAACAAAAGCGTGTACGAGCCGTGTTGAAGCATGGTCAAGCGACCAGTTTTCTTGGCGTAATCGCCAATATTCTTTTTGTAGTAATGCATCAGTTTTACCTTTTTAACGCACCTTTAAAGAAACAAAGGCAGGGGAAGGTGTAACCCTCTTCGGAACAGTGATCAAGCCATTCCTAGCCTCGTTTCAACAAGTATAACCTAAGTAAACCAACTTGGTCGAAGTAATTGCAATTGCCATATTCTTTGTTGTGGGACAGTTTTCCACTTGGAAATCGCCGCCTGGCTAATTCCTAATAATTTGGCAAGGTCACCCTGTGAGCCTGCCAGCGCAATAAACTTTTGTTTGTCCATGCCTTAATTGTACATAATCTAGGTTAAGTTGCAAATAAGCAACATAAACAGATTTATTTTCAAATACTTGTGAATATTTGCTTAACCTAGGTTAATATTCAGTCATGCCCTAGCAAAAGCAAAAGGGTCTTTTAAGGAGTTAGTATGAAAGCAGATAGATTCACAAATCTTCGCATCATTGAACAAACAACCGATGCCTTACGTACCGAATATGTTGTTTCAAGCAACACAGATATTTGGTCAGTTACACAGCGCAACAGCAGTTGGTTTGTAACACACCAAGGTAGACATTACCGCGCAGTTACCGACACTCCACAAGGTCAAACAATATTGACATTTGTAAAAGAGCAGGTGTACGCATGAAAGCAGAACACAGCGAATTCGACTGCATGGTGTGCGAACACCACGATGCACCAGGCGTTGACCTTGAGTGCTACTTTGACCCATCCACAGCCAACCTCTGGTTTGTCTATATCGGTGACGCACTTATCACCGATTTACTGCGCGACACAGTAATCCAGTCCTTAGAACGCGGCTACGCCAAAGCAATACAAGAACAAGTTGACAACGACAAACTTGACTATGCACTTGCCCGTTATGAAAGCAAAAACTATGAAGCACTCTAATTACACCCAAAACGCCATAGAAGGCCCTTACACCCCCACACGCCCTAGCAAGGCTGACCAAGTAATTCTTTGGCTCTCAGGCTTTGTTTGCGGTCTTATCTTTGCCCTTTTAATCACAGGAAACTAACATGAAACTCGAACTAGACATCAGCGACCTCAAGTATTTCATTGCTGAATACATCAAAGAAAAGTACAACATGGAAACGCTGGAAAGCAACTTCACTTACGACTTAATTGACTTTGATGAACACTTATTTGGGCTTAACTGCGAAGTTATGGACAAAGACGAATATGCGCGCATAAAAGCAGAAATTGATGAAGAGAAAAGACTTGAAGAACTTAATAAAGGAACTACTGTATGAAAAACATTTCCACAGCATTGGTCAAAGCGCAAAAAGCCTTTGCACCAGCCCTAAAAACCGCCACAAACCCCCATTTCCGCAGTAAGTATGTTGACCTGGCATCTTGTGTGGAGTCGGTGATTGACGCGCTAAACGACAACGGAATATTCTTATTTCAAACAACCTCTGAACACACAGATGGCATCATTTGCGAGACAAGTTTCTTGCACGAATCAGGTGAACGCTTAGATTGCGGCAAACTGTTCTTTCCAGCACCAAAACACGACCCCCAAGGGTTTATGTCGTGTTTGACTTACATCCGTCGAGCGTCTTTGATGGCCGCAACAGGGCAAGCGCCAGAAGATGACGATGGAAATGCGGCCAGCAAAAAGCCTGCGGTCAAAGAAACCAAGGCTAATCACAACGCCATGCAAGACCACATCACAGCAATTAGCGAATCAACCAATGTTGAAGAACTGCAAGCCCGTTTTAAAGAAGCATACAAAGCCGCAGGCACAGACAAAGAATGGCTTGAGGCGGTAACTGGTGCAAAAGATTTAATGAAAAGGAAACTTAAATAATGGAACAACGCACAGAAGAATGGTTTGCCGCCAGATTAGGCAAAGTCACCGCTAGTCGTGTGGCAGATGTAATTGCCAAGACCAAAACGGGTTATTCCGCTAGTCGAGATAACTACATGGCTCAATTAGTTTGTGAAAGGCTAACTGGTCAGCAAGGGGAATCGTTTACAAACGCCGCTATGCAACACGGAACGGATACTGAGCCACTTGCAAGAAGCGCCTATGAAGCCCATGCCGACCTAATGGTTGAGGAAACAGGCTTTGTACAGCATCCAAAGATTGAAATGGCTGGCGCTAGTCCTGATGGCTTGGTGGGCTTGTTTGGTATGTTGGAGATTAAGTGTCCAAACACGGCTACCCACATCGACACGCTGTTAACCCAGTCTGTGCCAACAAAATACATCACTCAGATGCAATGGCAGATGCGTTGCTGTGAGCGCCAATGGTGCGACTTTGTGTCCTTTGACCCGCGTCTGCCACAAGAACTTCAGTTGTTCGTTAAACGGGTTGAATTTGACCCCGAATATGTAGCAATGTTGGAGAAAGAAGTTACCCAGTTCCTGTCGGAGTTGGATACAAAAGTAAATAAATTAAACAACTTGAAAGTAAAAAATGTCTAAAACACAATACGAAGTTAGCGTCATCACAGGTAAATACACCAACAAAGACGGACAAGAAAAGAACCGCTATCAACGCATCGGCTCGGTTATCGAGACCAAAAACGGGCCTATGCTGAAGTTTGACTGTATGCCTATCGTTGAAGGCGGTTGGTCTGGTTGGGCGTACATGAACGCACCAAAACCTAAAGATGACTTTGCGGATGTCGACTTTTAATTATGTCGAAGTTCCTTTAACTGAAACTGAAATTATGGTTTGCACATATATCGGTAAGTTGAGGAATCATGTCACCAGTCAGTTTGCCAAAGACCGCAGGCAAGACAAAACCATTGATGGCGTGAAAATGTCCATTGATGGTGTGCTTACCGAATATGCGGTGTCTAAGTACCTAAAACTGCCGTTTGACCTTAATTGCGACTTTCGTAAGTTTGGGGCTGACTTGGTGACACGCAAAGGCAAAAAGATTGATGTTAAGTGCGCCAAGAAGATTGGTGGCAACCTTAACGCGGTCTTTTGGTCTGGCACAAAACCCGTTGATGTATTCATCTTGACCGAACTCCACACCTCTTGTGTGCGGATTATTGGGTGGATTTACCGAGAGGATTTCTTGGTAGAAGATAACCTGATTGACACGGGCAATGGAGAATACTACTCTCTTAAACAATCGCAACTAACACCATTTGTATGAGACATATCGGCATATCCATTCCACACCGCCCAACAGAAGAAGATGAAGCCTTTAACGAAATAGAGCGTAGGTCAAAAGTCAAACAAGAATTGATTAAATTGCCCTTTAAAGAGGCTAAATTGCAAGCAGAGGTGTTGGCATTAACCATTGCAGTTAAAGCGCTTACAGAGCGCGTAGAAAGGCTAGAAAAGTGAACGCATTTCACCCACAGTTTATGGCAACCTATTACCCAAAGTTCTGGGATTTTTCCAAGAGCCAACAGGCACTAACAGCAGAGCGCGAGATGGCTAAACGAAGTATCAAGCCTAAACGCTTTTATGTTTATGCTTTGGCAGACAGAATCAAACCACCTAAAAGAAGGTATGTAAACCTATGACACAAGATGAAATCATCGAATTGGCTAAACAGGCTGGTTATGACGAGCATCAAGCAAAGTTTGATACACGGATTGAAGCCATTGCCAAACTGGTAGCAGAGAAAGCCTTTGAGGAAGGGTTTTATGCGGGGTTTAAAGCGTCAGGAGAGGGCTGGAACGGTGAATGCCCATTCAACGATTTAGGTTTAGACATTCAACAAAACGAGAGTATTCAGCACGAACTTGAATTAGCAATCAAAGCAAGGGGACAAACATGATTGAAAGCATATTAACCATTATTGTCGTGCTACTTATTGGCGCGTTTATAGGCGCTGGCATCCTTGTAGCAGTCTTGTGGGTAAGCGCTGACAAAGATTAAGCGTGGTACTCGGCTTCTGTAAGGATGCCAATCTTGTACTTGCCTTCTGGCTTGAAGATGGTCAATGATTCTTGGCGCATCTCAGGCGCAAACGACAGATGCATCCACCGACCGAACTCGTGTATACATTGGTCAAATTTGATGCCATTTTTTAGAACAATCTGACATAACTCGTAAGGAGTATGAGCAGTAGAAGAGCAGTCAATAGCCCAGCCATCCATGTGACTGGATACTTTAGAACCGCCAACAGCAAGATTAACATCGGGCAAGCGTAGCCAAGAATTAACACGAAGAGCGCCTGTGACATTTCGCACCTCCTCTAGTTTCTCAGCCGCCACTTTCATGTTGGCTAACTGTTGCTCATTGGGCTGGTTATCAATGCCCATGCGTGTAGCAGTCTCGCTATATGTAGCCTCTTCTAGCGTAAAGTGATTGGATAAGTTCATTTCTTTTTCATTTCCGCTAGTTTTTCAACAGTTCTGCCACCAAAGTAAGCGCCCATAATCAACATTCCCCATTGCCCTAACAAGGTTACATAGGCTTCGTTGGCATTTAAGCCAAAGGCAGACATCATGGCAAACAGGAAATAGCCCACAAAGATGGCTACAAGGCTCATAGGGCGTATGTTCTTAGACAGCCAAGAGTCAGATGCCATATCTGCTGACCAGCGCCCTGTGACATTGTTATCTTCGTTCTTCATAGCGTCTGCCGCTACTTTAATCATCTCTAATTCAAGTTCTGCTATCTTCTGCGCGGCTTGTGGGTCACCAGCAATAGCCTTGGCTACCGCCTCGACAGAATCGCCAACACCCAAGCGACTAGCAATAGCGCTAACAGCGGCACCGCCCAAAGGCCCAGCAACAGCAGTAGCAAGAGTAGGCGCAATGCCTTTAAGCAAGTTAAATAAATCATTCATTACTTTTCCCTTAATTGTTGTAACTGTCGGTTAATCTGACGCTCTTTCTTTTCTATTCGCATTTCAGCCTTCTGAATTTTTATCCACATCATCACCATTACAGGAGTAATGATTAAGATAATGGACAAAATCACGCAAAGCATAATCAGAATCCCTCGATAAATGAATTTATCCATACGGCATAAAGCCAAGAAACAATGAGTAGCACCAAGAACAATCCCATGCTAAGTTCAATCTTTTCTTGTCTAAACCTTTCCCGTTGATAGGCTTCGCGTTGCCTTCTGATTCTAATTTGTTCTTTTCTCTTTTGTTGTTCTACTTGTACCTTAGAGTAAATCTGGTTGTAGTTGTCCCAGAGTGGCCCTAACTGATAAGGCACATTCGCGCCTCTCATCATTCCACTTAGTTTTACATAGGATTGGTCTAATTCGTTTTTGTAAACAGAGAGTTCCAAAATCGTTTGAGGGTCTGGGTCAACGCTTCTAAATACTTCTTCATATTTAATTTCAACATATTCGGTTAACTCCTTATGATGTTTAAAAAATTGTCCTAAATGTCCAATAAATTGTTGGACTATTTCGGATTCGTTTGGGATGTGGTTTGTGTAGGTTTCCTTCTTTTTGCCCACAGGCTTGACTTCAGAAACGGGCGTTTCGGTTTTAGCACCAAACAATCCCGCAAAAAATGACCAGATAGATTTTGCTTCTTTGACAATAGTTTGTGCGTCATCGGTAGCCTTTTTTATCTTCTGAACGGCTACTTTGCCTTGGTTAAGCGCGTCACAACAATAGGTAATCCCATCGTATGCAAGTTGCAATGCTTTGAATGCAACGCCAATGGTAATCGGGTCAATGTCACACCCCGAATAGTTTGTGAACGATGGTTGCCGCCACGCCTGGCCCTAACAACACGCAAGCCATAACCGCATACAAAAGATATTCAATCTTGGTCATGCGCTTATCACCAATCGCCAATGATTCTTCGATATTCTTGTATCGTTCAGCGCAAATTGCTTCATGTACTGCCATACGGGTTTCTATATCTTCCATCTTAGGCTTTCTGGATAAATGCCAAAGCGTAGTAAGGGTTCAAGATGCTAAATGATGTACCAGAACCAGCGGCTGTAATTGTTGTTGCCACAGTAATGCCAGTAACAGCAGAACCAGTATTAGACGCGCCACCAGAAGCAGAACCGCCACCAGAGCCTGCTGGGTTTGTGTAATTAGCAACGCCATTTGAATGCACATGACCAGGGTCTGTAACAGTAGAGGTAGCCGTGTGCGTATGCGATGGCATATTGTTGGTGGTCAGCGTTACGCTAGACACACCACCAGTTCCATTCACCGCATAAGTAGAACCAGCACCAATGATAAATCGGTCTGTCAGGTTAGGCGTTCCGTTTGAGCCGTCACACAAATACCAACCAGATGGGATAGAACCAATCGAGCCAGACCACATGGAAATAAGACCAGCAGGAATAGTAGCCCCAGAAGCAGGCTGTGTACCAATAATTCCATACAAGTTGTCGTATGTTTGTATGGTAGTTCCGCCAGAGTCTTTTAGTACAAACTTGTAATTAAAGCCGTAGGTTAGCCATATCTCATTGGTGGGTCTGCCATCAGTACCCAACACAATAGGGTTGGCGTTAGCCGTTGCACCCGTGTTGTCGGTATATGTCGCTAGAGGCGTAGATGAACCCGCTTGGTAGGTATAGATTAGACCGCCAGCAAGGGGTTGACCAGTAGTGGTAAAGAACTGAAATCCGTTGCCGATTGGGGAGAGATTGACTGCCATGTATGTCCTTTAGGGTCTATTCGGTAGCATATTGTTTAATTCTATGCGTGGTGTTGTGCTAATACCAGCAGTAGGCGAAACCATGCGATTTACAGATTCTTGCTGTGCTTTTTGTGCCGCTTCAGTTGCTAAACGCTCTTGTCTTGCTTTAAACATAGGTTTTAATGCCGCCGCAACAACGCCACTTTTGCCACCAGTTGCTAAACTTAAACCAGTTTCTGCTAGTCCACCAACAAATTCTTTTGCGGCTTCGCGTTCTGATGTTTTTGTAGTTTGCGACACATTCGCGCTACCGCCTGCTTTATTTCTGACATGTTCAGATAAACTAGCAACATCTCCAATGTTTCTTAGTCTGTTTGCCACTTCTGAACCAGCAACCAAATCTAAGCGTGGGCCAAGTTTATTTAGTTCCTTATTCAAAGCCGCTTGACTGACATTTCCCTTGTCATCTATTACGCCAGATTTTTGTTTTAGATGGTCAGCCAAACCAGCAATAATTTCTTGATGTGCTGGCGAATCTTTGCCAACCAATTCAATCGCTCTGCTTAAATCGGCAGGCGTTGTTTTGTTACCAGCAATAAAGTTTTCAAAGAATCCATTAGCCGCAGGATGCGGAACATTACCCATCATTACTTCTGTTGGCGTTCTGTTATCTTCATAAGCCATTTGATAAAGTTTGTTGTATGTTGGCTTTTTAGGGTCAAGTATTTCTTTTTGCGCTCTAAACAAATTTCTTGCATTATCTGCAAGCCCTTTGAATTGAATAGCAGTTTCATCAGTTAGTGGCAATTCCTCTAATGCATCTTGAATATGACCAATAGCATTTCTTACATTACCATCTTTTTCGGCTCTTCTAGCAGTTGCTAATTGAGTTCTAAGATTTTCAAATTTATTAAGGTTTAAATCTTTTTCACCAGTAGCGTAATCGCTTAGTCTTTTTTTCCATGTGTCTGGCAAAAAGTCTATGTCATCACTTGCATTTAACTTTTCTAAAGCAATTTCAGAAACCTTTTTAGCATCTAATGGAAACTTTCCATTGTTTGCTTCTTCTAATTTTGTATAAGCATTTTTAATGTTTTGGTTATCAACATCAACTCTGTTGACTTTCACATCTTCCAAAATATTATTTGCTTTTCCTTGTTGCCCAACACCAGAATGACTAGGCGCAAATTCTTCTTTTACATTGTTAAACCCTTTAATTAAAAATGGGTCGCGTTCTGTAAATTTTCTGCGTAAATCTTCATAGCCTGGTTTGGAATTTAAGTTGTATTCATCTGACAATTTAGCAACATCTTGCAACGCTTGCGCTTCAGTAGGAACAAAGTCTTTATCTACTTTGGCAAATTTGTTGTGAATTTCTATTGCTTTTAAATCTTGTGGAGTAACTTCTAATGGGTTTTTATTTGCAAAAGTTGCTTGCAAGTCTGGTCGTGCTTCAGACAAAGCAGAACGCACAGCATTTGTGTGTGCAACAGCCGCCGCACCACCACTTTGGAATTGCGGGTTTACTTGTGGCGTTACTTGTGGTTGCGCTTGCTTGGCGGCAAGTTGTTGAGCCATTTGCCCTCTAACATCTTGCACAACTTCACCAGCACCAGTTACGGCTCTCGCTATTGGAGGCACAACAGTCTTGGCAACTTTTGGCGCGGCAAGCAAACCAGCGTTGATTGCAAACTCCGCATCTTGTTCTGATATTCCAAATGCTTGTGAAATCTCTTTTGCTTTAGATTGCGTGTATTGCCCAAGTTGACGCAATGGCGCAGTCAATACATCTTTTTCATAGGCAGGCGTTCCAGCCGTACCCGTTAGTTTTCCAATAGGTTGTGAAATTAAGCCCGCTGTTCCGTAGGCTGTTTCTGCGGCTTGTTCTGGTGTTCTACCAAAAGCCCTTAAACCGCCATATCCAGCAAGACCAAGCAATGCAGATGGTGCGCCAGCAATAACATCACCAATAGCCGCTAACGAACCGCCCATGCCTTCTGTGGATGGTGGTTTACGCGCTTCAATAACATCACGCCTACCAGCCATTCTTGGGTAAATACCAAATGCGGCTTGATTGGCTATTTTTTCTTCTGGTGTAGGCGGTATGACTTCTTCTTTGCCTGATGCTGTTTTTATCGTTGGCGCAACGGGTCTATCAAAGAAATCAGATTCTTTTTTAGCGCCACCAATAGGCTCTCTGCCCATAACCATGTTTACATAGTTTGTTGGGTCTTTTTTAATAAACCCACCATATTGCGCCAAAGCCTTTTCTACATCACCATCGTTTTGGTCAACAAGTTGTTGTAAATAAGTTCGCGCCGCGCCTCTGGCTTCATTTCTATTTTTGGGGTTAAACTTTAATCCTTGTGCCAACAACATTTTTGTTGTGTTTGGCATAAATTGATAAGAGCCTTCTGCGCCAGAATCAGGATTTACTACATCTTCTGGCTTTCCACGACTTTCAACTTGTTCTAAGCGGTCAAGTAATTCGTTAGTTACCAAATTAGGGTAGGACTTTTTTACTGTTGCTTTAGGCGATTTAGGGCGGTCAAAGAAATCATCTTCCATTATTTATTCCCCAAAAAGCGGTCACCTTCTACAAGTTTATCAATGTTTTTAGACTTCTTTTTAAGTTCTGCCGCTTGTTCGTCAGTAATTGTCTTATGCATTTTTTGGCGAAACAAATCTTTTTCTGCTTGTGATTTTGTTGATTCTTTCATGGCTTGTGCCATAAAAATCAATGGGTCAGAATTTTCATTCCATGCTTGTTGGAATTGTCTAGCATGAACCAAAGCGTTTTCAGTAGAAGTCTTTTTAGCGTAATTGTTAAAGCCTTTGTTAAATTTCTTTAAAGCGACTGTACTTGAATCAACTCTATCAATAATGCCATCCAAAGCCTCTTTGGTAATATCTGGACTACCTAATGTGGTTTTGATAGATGCTCTAGCCGCATCAGTATCGCCACCCATTGCGCCTACATTTCGCACATACAAATCTTCTAAATTTTTGTTTAGAGTTTCATATTCAGCATCACCAACAGCAGATTTAATAGCATTACGCAACGCTTGACCAGTCAAACTGCCTTTAGCAGAATTTATAGTTTCACGAATTTTACGGATGCTTTGCGTCATTTGATTGGCGGCATCTAAAGCGTTAATGCTGTCTTTTTGTATCTTGTCACCTTCGTTATAACGCGCTTTTTGGCGCTCGTTAAGTTGCATGACAGAACCAGCAGGAATTGGCATATCTTCCTTAAACAATTCATTGCCTTTGCCTTCTGTTGGTTTTGGTGTTGTTTCTGCGCCAATTTGCTTGAGTTCGCCTGTTGCAGGTGTAAATTGGTATTCAATATCGCCAATTTTCTTAATCTGTGGCAAGTTTTGACCAGCAAGAGTTTCAGCACCGCCAGCAAGCGCAGTACCGCGTTCTAAGTGACTTGCAAAACCTTGTGGGCTTTGCATAATTTGACGAACCAACCCATTTCTTTGATGCTCAATTTCTAACGGAGTTAAATCGTTTTCTTCTAATCTTGATACAAAATCAGTATTAACCAATTTAATAAGTTTGTTCATTTGCTGTTGTTTTTCTTCTTCTGATGCATCTGCTTTTAATTTTGATGCCGCAATTACATCTGGGTGACTTCTTAAAGACGCGCCAGCCTCTAATGCAATTTGCCTTTTTACACCACCAAGTTTTACTTCTGATTCTCTAGTTTTTGATTCTTGTTCACGAACCGCCAATGGGTTCATTTTTTTTGCTTGCTCAATCTCCATTTGTGCTTTTTGCAAAACCAAAGGATTGGCTTGTTCTGCTTGCTGATAAGCCTGTGCGCCACGCGCAATATTGAGCATATCTCCAAGAGACATTGGGGCTGGAGGTTTAATTTGTAGTGCTACTGGTTCTGCCATGATTATTCACCCGTAAATGATGGGATAAGTCCTTGACCACCGCCCATTTTTATACCTTGACCACCACCCATAGTTGGGTCGTTTGGCGCGTAATTTGTAGTCATTCCACCGCCTCCAGTTAACCCATAATTTGCTGTTGGAGTTCTTTGGCCCAATAGTTGAGACAACATATATGAATTTCCAGCATTTTGTAAACCACCAGAAATAGCGTTAGCCGCACCTACTGTGCCACCCGCTTGTGCCGCACCAATGTTTGCCATCGTGTTGCCAATAGTTCCCGCGGCTGTTGTACCTGTACCTGCACTTGTGTTGTAAGCGTTTTGACCTAAACCAGCAATGCCAGCCAAGGTGTTGTAAATGTTTGTCCGTAATCCTAAATTACGATTAAAGTAATTTCCATACTCTTGGCTTGCTGACCCTTGAACATAATCTTCAAGCCCTTTTAATGCATTGCCACCAATCATTCCACCACCAACATTGGCGGCTCTATTAGCGGCTTCTGTACCTTGTTGCAAGCGAAATTGGTAACCAGGGTCTATGCCTTTAGCAAAATCTTCTGGCGTAATTTCTTTGGTTAAAAAACCGCTTCCAACACCAGTACCAGTTGGGTTTCCATTGGCATCGTACATTTGATAAGTGCCAGAACCCAATGCGCCTAATTGATTTAACGCATTAACACCAGCCGCACGACCTGGCGCGCCTTGTTGTTGCGTTGTATTAAATACTTGCCTATTAAAGTCTAAAGCATTTGCCTCTGATTGGGCTTGTTTGTTTGCACCACTTTCAGCGGCATTAGCACCAATCAGACCACTAACAATGTTTGCACCCGCTACATAAGCCCAAGGCATATTATTCCCCTTTAATCAAGACTTCATCTACTTTAGAAACATCTGTTTCTTCAGTAGCATGAATACAAAACCACACAGCATCTTCTAAAGACACAATTCTGTGATAAATACCAGCCTTAATTTCTATGCAGGCTGGCGCACTAAACTCTTGCATTGTGTTATCAGTTTCCACAATCACACGACCTTTAGCCAAAATGCTTAAATGCGAATACGCATGGGCATGAGAACCAGCCTCATAACCAGCAGGCAAAGTCATTTGTTTGGCATACAGTCCATCAGAAAAGTGATGCAAAGTATTTAAATCCACTTCAAAAGTGCCTTGTTTTTCAGCAAAAGATTGAGATGGAGTCATGTTATACATTGTAATATGGCACTTTGTATGGAACGCCATTTATTGTTATATTGATGAAGCCAACAGGGTTTGCAGGCAAGGTGGCCGAGCCAGCCGTAGCCGTAGCCGCAGAACTGAAGTTGAGCAGATTAAGGAAGAACTGTTGCCACGCCCTTGTGGGTCGCTTAGTCTGTCCATCCAAGAACTCAGTCTGTGGATATGGGTTTAACTGCGAGGTGTTGGAAATGCCCGTAGCCATTAGTTTTCCCCTGCCGTTGCTTTTAGGTTAGCCGAGATAATTACAGCGTTGATTGGGTCGCTTACAACCACCTCAAACACTCTATCTCTAGCCATGCCCAATCTGCGCCAAATAGCACGATTCTTGTACTTACCTATTTTGCCGATAGAAGTCCAATATTCTTTTGACCAAGTAGAACCGCCATCGTTTGACCATCTCAACATGGCTTGTGGGTCAGCGCCTACCACTTCGTTGTTCAAAGGTGTAGTAATACCCGTCAAACCAACACCAGGTTGAAACTGAATTTGCAGTTCATCAAAGTATTGACGTTGAAAGTCAGACACTAAGTGTGGCGCTCTGCGAAGTCTACGGGTGTACTGTCCGTTGTCGGTGTAGTTGTTCTTGTCAATTTCATAGATAGAGCCGTCTTGATAGTCACCCACCAAAACTAGCCCTTGGAACACCGCACAGCAATTACCCCTGTGACGGGTATAAGTGCCGTCATTGTTTGTGTATAGCCATTTGTGCCACATCCCAGAGGCTAAGTCATACGCCCAAGTTAACTCTAGCGTAGGGAAAGACACGACATAAACTTCGTGACCTTCTAATTGGTAAGTCCAAGCAATAGCATTGTCTACATATTGATTGGTAATGGAATTCTCAACCGCATGGTTAGATATGCGAGTAGGCACATAGCCCTTCATTTGCATAATTTGCGCTTGACCTCGGTTGTTACGGGAAACATAACAGAATGAGTCACCAAAACGGGCAACAGAGAATTTAGCCGCAATGCCGTGTTGGGTGTTAGTGCCTGGTATGCGCTGGAAAGGGAAAGGGTTTCCACCCACATCTGTCCAAACCTCCGAGGAAGCCTCACCCATAAGGTAGACCTCTCGGTGGTCAACAATGAGAGCCACTAGGTTATCTGGCGAGCCATCTTTGCTAGAAAATGAAGTATTGCCAGAAATAGGGGATAGAACGCCAGAAGCACCCCATTGCTGAGATGCAGGGCGGTTATATACAAAGTAATTGTCAACAATGTCACAAGTCTCACCGCCTGAGAAAGCGCCATCGCTAGACGGCAAAACAGTCCAATTAAGGGCGTACATCGTGATGGATGCGATTGTCTGTGAGTTATTTATTGTGTAAGTACCTGCGCCACCAGTACCCGTTCCCAACGCGGTAATAATTGTTTGAGTCGTAATGCCAGCACCTTGGATGGTTTGTCCAACATATAAAGTACCGCTAGTTACAGTTGCAACAGTTAAAGTCGTTCCAGATATAGCGGCAGTTACCACAGCGCCTGGGCTTGATGTGTACATCTGGCTAGAAGCGATTGTTTGGGATAACCCTATGGTGTATGTACCCGTTCCACCGCTACCGCTTCCAAGAGCCGTTATAACTGTTTCTTGTAACGCGCCAACAGCAAATAAGTTTTGACCGACCGCCAAAGTACCAGACTTTACGCTAGTAACAGTCAAAGTCGTACCAGATGTAGAACCCGTAAACACAGCGGCAGTTACAGTAGAAATGCGCCATGTATAGCGATATGTTCCGTCTACGATGTAAGCGTTGATTCCATTATCAGAAATGGTGACGCGACCAGTTGTGCTATTTAACTGACCAATCATGGTAGGGTTTAAAGTGCTATTAAGCACATACACATAAGCGCCACAAACAGCCAACATTTGAGTGCCCCCAGATAGTGTGCGTAAGCCACGAACCTCTTGTTGGTTGGGCAGAATGGCTTTAATCGTTAGACCTGGCGTTGGATAAAGCGCCACCACGCCTCGGTCACCAGGCTGTTTAAGTGGGTCAACTTCTGGAAGGAAGTTTATGCACTCATTCGAGTCTTGGTAAACCGAAGTTGCTGGGTAGGAAGGGCCAACAAAGCCAAAATCTGCCATTTAGACAAAGCCCCCAGTAAGAATCCAACCAGCGTCTTTGGCGCGTGAGTTCATCAAAGCATCTGGGTATCTTGCCACTTGCAACGGACTCATGTTGTTGCGCTTTAGCGTAGCCTTGGCTTGTGCGGCATAGGCGTTAATCATCTGTATTTGAACCGCGCTTGCTTTGCCATACATAGGCATCAAACGCTCGGCTAGACACCATCTGAGAGCCATTGAATAGCCTTGTGGCAATACGATGTTGTCGTACAAAGTGCCATATCTGCTAAAAATGGTGTTGGCAAACAAGTGCATCTCACCTTGTGAGGGGTTTGGCCACACAAACAAATTACCCGTATCAGCGCCAGGATTAAAGTAAATCGCTTTTGGCCAAGGGCCATTTAGCGTCTTTAATCCAATCATTTCGTAGTCTTGTAGGGCAAGCACAGAGATGGGGTAGTCCAAGCCACCATTGAGGATGGGTTGACCATTGGATGTGGTGTTAATACGCACAAAGGCAGAGTTAATCTGCAATGGTTTTTCGTAGTAAGCGGTTATCGTGGTCGAGGAAACCGTCTGACTGAAGTTGAGTTTGTATGTTCCAACTTCGTTGACATTACCGCCAGCGCCCGTCAAAAAGTCAACAATCTTTGTTCCAGAGGTAACGCCAGTTCCACTTAGGGTTTGCCCTTGTGCCACAGCGCCAGAGCCAATAGCGGTAACAGTTAGCACATCACCAGTAATTGAGCCTGTGAAAGACGCGCCAATAAAATTAGCGGTAGAAGCGACTGGGCCAATCGTGTACTGAGTCTGACCCGCTATGACTGGGAAAATAATCTCAGTCACATTGAAAACCATCATGTCCTCGTTAGACCATTGGTCTATGAGGTCGTTAAGCATATCAAAAGCGTCTGTGGCGGCATCAGAACTGGGCGTTTCGCCAGCCTCTAAAGCACCAATGTCTTTTAATGCTCTGCTGATAATGTCGATTGGCTGAGTCATGGTTATCCCAGATTAGGCGTAAAAACCTGTTTTGCCCAAGGAAAGTCTGTGTTTACCTCGTTTTTTAGGTAATTTAACTGTTCTTCTAGGCGTGATTTTAATGACTTTGGGTCATCTTGCATATACATTTCTTTTAGACAGTTGATTATGTCTAACTCTTTGATTTGCTCGTATGGAATGGTTATCTTGCCATCCACATCGGCATGACCTTCGCTTTCAACGACTTTGCCTTCGTCTGTGGCGGTTACTAAGTAATAAACGCTTTTTAGGCTGTCACCAACCGAGGTAGTCTGAAGAACTTTCCAAACAAATGTTGTCATGCAACGGCATCCCAAGATTGGTTTTGTTCGTTCCATGTGTATTGCTGATCATCTGTTGGCATAGCCACAGGGCAAACCCACAAACAAGTATTTTCTACTAATGTCCAACTTGGATATGGCTTTGGAGGAATGAAAGCATCGCGTTGTTCGTCATAGGTATAACCCACACCAGCGTAGTTCTTACGCAAAGGTGTACCGCCATTAGCGTGTTGACCACCATGCGTGTTGTATGAAGTTTGCACCCATCCGTGACCAAAGATGCCAGAGTCAATGACATCCTGTTCTGCCACTATGACCTGAACTACTAACCCGTTTTCTACTTTTGCAAAATGTGACATTGCGTTTCCTTAAAAAGTAATTGTTCCTGATGAGGTAAATGTGTAGATGTTATTACCACCACTTGTTGTAAATGATGGTGAACCAGTTGTGGTTGCTTGGCGATATGCAGATGAATAAGAAATTATCACAACGCCAGAACCGCCAGCACCGCCTGCTTGATTAGCAGAAACAGCATAACCACCACCACCACCACCACCCGTGTTTGCAGTACCTGCACCGCCTGGGCCTTGAGTGGAAGTAGGACTAGAACCACCGCCCCCAGCACCGCCTGTACCGCCAGATGAGGGGTTATTTCCACCAGCACCGCCGCCGCCTGCGTAAGTTACACTTGAGCCAGAAATGCTTGACGCTGTTCCAGCGCCACCATTGCCTCGGCTTGTTGCTCCCACTCCCGCAGTTCCAACAGCACTAGAACCACCGCCGCCACCGCCTTCATCATCATTTGTAGAGCCGTTGCCGCCGTTAAATCCTTGACCAGAAGTAGCAGTGCCACCAGCAAGAGTAGAGGAAGAATTTGAGCCATTACCGCCACCGCCAGAGCCGCCATTGCCGCCAGCCCCACTTGTGCCTGCACCACCGCCACCACCACCAATGCTTGTTATAGAAGAAAAAACAGAATTTACGCCTTGACTTCCATTTCCCTGCGATGCGCCACCAGCGCCGCCTGCACCAATAGTTACTGTGTATGAAGTACCACCAGATACAGACAATGTGCTAGTCAAATAGCCACCAGCGCCACCACCGCCTCCACCACCAGCGCTACCGCCACCAGTACCAGCCGCACCTCCGCCGCCAGCAACAACTAAATAACTAACAGATGATGTTGCACCAGCCAAAGACCCGCTAGAGGTAAATGTGTGAATAGTGTTACCACCAGAAGATGTGACTGTTCCACCACCAAACTTTTGTGAGCCAGCGTAAGAGATGATTACAACGCCAGAGCCGCCATTGCCTGCATCATAAAATGTATTGGTTAACCGACCTGATGCACCGCCACCACCGCCAGTATTTGCTGTACCTGATGTACCCACCCCAGAAGTGCCGCCAGCACCGCCGCCACCAGAGCCACCAGAACCGCCTGACCATGCACCGCCAGCATTTACCGCACCTCCACCGCCACCACCACCTGCGTATGTGACGCTAGAGCCAGAGATGCTTGAAGATGCGCCAGCACCGCCGCTACCAGCATAACCACCTGCATTGCCACCGCCAGGGCTACCCCCAACAGCACCCGCACCACCACCGCCTGATTGGTATGGGGCAGACGCAGAACTTGCGCCGCCATTATTTCCTTGCCCAGCCGTTCCCAAACCACCAGCGGCATTATAATAAGCACCGCCTCCGCCTGACCCACCGTTTCCAGTTGCAGTTCCATCTTTACCCAACCCGCCGCCAATCGCTACAACGGAAAGGATTGACGAGTTTGTGCCGTTTGCTGAAGCCGCCCCAGAAGCCAAACCACCAGCACCACCCGAACCCACGGTGACTGTGTAAATGGAATTAGAGTCTAGCGACAAGCCAGAGCCTGTCAACATACCACCAGCGCCACCACCACCGCCCCAAACTGAACCACCACCACCGCCAGCCACTACTAAGTAACTTGCAGATACAGATGAAAAAGGGCTAAGTGCGCCAGATGTATTGAATGTGTGAATAAAGTTACCACCCGATTGGGTAATAGTTCCACCACCAAATAATTGAGTTGCGCTTGTGTATGAAATGATTACTACGCCAGAACCGCCAGCACCGCCAATATATCCAGCGGTAGAGTTGTTTGCGCCATCAGTATTACCAGCACCGCCACCGCCTGTATTAGCCGTTCCAGCGTTGGCTGGGTTTGCTGTGCTTGCCGTACCACCACCACCCGCACCACCTGTTCCGTTAGAGCCACCAGAAGATGGTCTACCAGCACCCGCACCACCGCCCGCGTAAGTTACAGATGTTCCAGAAATACTTGATGCTGAACCAGCACCACCATTACCACCGCTTGTAGTGGTTGCATTTGAACCTACTGCACCAGCACCACCACCACCAGAACCTCCATCATCAAGAGAAGTTCCTGAATTATTTCCTTGAGATGGGGATGTTGAAGGTGTATTGCCAGAACCAGCCGAAGCGCCCGCAAGAGAACCACCACCACTTCCACCACTTCCACCAGCACGGCCACTTACGGCTGAAGTTGCGTTATAGCAAGCACCAAAACCACCACCAGCAGAAGTGACAGTATTAAATACAGAACTAGAACCTTGCGTTGCGTTATAACCCGTTGAACTGCTACCACCCGCACCACCGGCGCCTCCAGCCCCCACTGTTACTGCATAAGTAAGAGTAGGGTTAAGTGTGGTTGTGCCATTTCTAAATCCACCACCTCCACCACCAGCGCCAGCGTTTCCCACAGTAGATGCACCGCCACCACCGCCACCGCCAGCAACCACAAGATAACTAGCAGATACAGATGCGCCACCAGTCCACCCAAATGCCGCTAGTGCCGCGCCACCGATTTTGGATAAGCGTGGCATATTAGGCGAACTTAGTTTGTGAAGCCAAAACAGTAAATGTCGCGCTTCCAGTTTTCACAATTACATAAGTGTAAGAATCCACCGCACTAGCATTGCCAGAAGTCGGTGCAGAACCGCCTTGCCACTTAGGTGTAACGCTGTTTCCATCAATAGTTACAGCAGAATTGTAGTAAGCCGTAGCGCCATTAGTTACCAAGAAAGTAGCCGATAGCGATTGACCAGTAGACATGACAGTATCCAAAGATGTACCGCTAGTGCCTCTAAAGTTCAAAGTAAAGTTACCAGAGGCGCTTGATGTGTAGTACAAAACAACTTGGGTTAGCGTATCAAAGTTAATTGTTCCCGTTGCCGCAGTTGCAGAAACAGTTGCGGTTTCACGGATTGTGGTTGCTAACTGGTTGGTAATCGCTGGACTAGCAATGCCTGTTACCGACAATACACCCGTAGAAGGGTTAAATTGGAACTTGGTTGAACTTGTGTATTCAGTCGTTAAGTTACCGCTTGTAGCCGCCGCAAACAATGGATAACGGGTTGCGTTAGTCGTTGTATCGTCTGTAATCGTTGCGTATGCAAGCGTGTTCCAAGTCGGTGCGCTCGAACCATTTGAGGTTAGAACTTGACCGCTAGTACCTGCGGCAGTAAATGCGTAAGCAGTACCAGTACCATAGGGGACAGCACCAGCAGTAGCGGTTGCAGTTGAATTAGTACCCCCGTTTGCAATAGGAAGTGTTCCTGTCACACCAGTTGTTAAAGGCAAGCCAGTTGCGTTTGTTAGCGTTCCCGATGATGGCGTACCCAAAGCACCGCCATTCACCACAAAAGAACCAGCAGAACCCACCGCTACGCCCAAAGCAGTAACAACGCCAGTTCCAGTTGTAATTGTCGAAGGCGCAGTAGCC